AGTGCGTGGACATTGGCGCACTTACAAATCAGGAAAGCGCGGTTGGGTGAGTGAATGTTGGAAAGGTGATGCAAGCAAAGGAACTGTTTTTAAAGACTATCAACTCAAGGAGAAGAACACATGAGAGAAGAAACCTTGCTTGAGAAGGTCGTTATTGGTACAATGATGGTTCTGGTTTTTGTGCTTGCGGCATGGGTTCCAGACTTCACATTGACCGAAGAGGAGTGCGCGAATCAACACCCTCGTGCATACGTCGGCAACCTGTGTAGCGAGTCGAAAGCGAAATAAAACCGAGTCGGTTTCCACGCAAGTGGAGCCAAGACGCATGGGACGAATGAGGTCGGCGCGAGATTCGCCGTTCAAGCCTGAAGGCTGTGGGTTCGACACCCACCATCCCAGCCGTGTTGGTGAGCGAGGCCACCTGATGTAACAGGGAACCGTAGGGATGGACTTGCTTCGTAAGCCTGAACCCACCCCGTCACCGACAACCTGCACTGGCGAAGTGAAAGCGAATCGAATACACTGACGACATTCGTTCATTCACTGGGGAATACGGGTTATGCCAGAAACCACCAAGAAGGCGGCAAAGAAGCCCGCCAAGACACCGAAGGCCACCACGCAGGCCCAAGGTAGCACTACGCCCGCCAAGAAGCCTGTAGCCCCGCAGAAGAACCCTGTAGGCGCTCCCACCACATACAACGCTCACCTTGCAACTGTCATCTGTATACGGATAGCAGAAGGGGAGAGTCTGAGACAGATACTGAGGGATGATGGGATGCCAGCGCAGTCCACGGTTTACGAGTGGTTGTTGCGTCATCCTGAATTTGCGGAGAACTACACACGCGCACGCGAAGAGCAGGCTGACACGCTGGCTGACGAAATTATCAGCATCGCGGACGAGCAACCTGAAATCATCGCGGTGGTGGACAAGAAGACTGGCGCACTGATTGAACACAAGCTGGACGGCGCTTTCCTCCAATGGCAGAAGAACCGCATCGAGGCCCGCAAGTGGACAGCCATGAAGCTGAAGCCCAAGAAGTACGGTGACCGCGTGGCAGTCGAGGGCGTAGAGGGTGGAGCCGCCATCAAGACCGAAGACACCAACGCCAACAAGTTCCTCGACATCATCCGCAACATGGAGATGACCAAGCGTGCTGGCTGAGATTCTCGAAGACCCAGAGACGCAGGCGGAGTTCAACGCCAAGTCCGAGCATGACCGCATCGCATACATCGCCCACGCCTCATGGGTGGCAAGCGCCCACCGCTACCAGATACCTCCGCCCCTTGAGCAGGACTACACCGTCTGGATGATGCTGGCAGGCCGAGGGGCAGGGAAGACGCGCTCCGCCGCTGAGGCGCTCTGGTGGTGGGCATGGACGAACCCGAACAGCCGTTGCCTTGTCCTCGCGCCCACGTCCAACGACATCAAGTTCACCTGCTTCGAGGGCCAGTCTGGTCTCCTCGCCTGCATACCGCAGGAACTGGTGGTGGACTACAACAAGCAAGACCATCAAATCAAGCTGTCCAACGGCTCCATCATTCGAGGCATCTCAGGCGACTCATACGAGCGTCTGCGTGGCCCGCAGTTCCACTTCGCATGGTGTGATGAGTTGGCGGCATTCCAATACCTTGGCGCTGGTGAGGCGTGGGACATGATGATGATGGGCCTGCGTCTGGGTGACCAGCCCCGCGTCATTGTGACCACGACACCGCGCCCCAAAGACCTCATCATCGACCTCGTGGGCCGTGAGGGTGACGACGTGGTGATTGACCGCGCCAGCACCTACGAGAACGAAGCCAACCTCGCCTCTACCTTCCGCAACCAGTTGGAGCAGTACAAGGGTTCCAAGTTGTACGAGCAGGAGGTCATGGGTATGCTCGTTGACCTCGAAGACGGCAAGGTGGTCGGGCGCGATATGTTCAAGCTGTACCCAGCCGACAAGCCCTTCCCCAAGTTCGAGTTCATCGTCCAGTCCTATGACTGCGCCTTCAGTGACAAGGAGTACAACGACCCGACCGCCATGACGACGTGGGGCGTGTTCAAGCCAATGGATGGGCCTATGTCCGTCCTGCTCATCGACTGCTGGGCCGAACACCTGACCTTCCCTGCATTGAAGCCCAAGGTGCTGGAAGAGTGGCGCGTCTCCTATGGTGAAGGCAAGGACGCGAAGCGGCCTGACCTCATCTTGGTCGAGGACAAGGCGGCAGGCATCTCCCTCATCCAAGAACTGCGTGCGGCTCACCTGCCTGTCAGGGGATACAACCCCGGGAAGGCTGACAAGATGCAACGCCTCCAGATTACCGCCTCCATCTTTGCCACTGGGCGCGTATGGCTTCCTGAGTCGTCTGTGCGCAAGGGCTACGTCAAGGACTGGTGCGAAGGCTTCCTGTCGCAGATATGCTCGTTCCCTGACTCGACACACGACGACTACGTCGATAGCGCAACGCAAGCAATTCGCTTGATGAAGGACATGGGTTTCCTCGACATTAACCCAGAGCCTCGGTATGATGACGATGATGACTATGCTTATGCCCGCAAAGAGCGGGTCAACCCATACGCGGTGTAACGAATGGCAGACCCAAAATCCAAAATAGTGAAGGGTGGTCTTAGCGCGGCGAAGCGCCTGCTGATGACCGAAGAAGAGAAGCTGGCCCAGAAGTATGCGGCTGGCGCTCAATACGCTGACCCTCTCGCGCCCGCAACCATGCGGATGTCTGAAGCGCTGGGCAATGTCGGCGCAGAGGGCAAGACCTTGAACTTCACGGAGGTTGACCGCTCAAGGGTGTTCGGCTCCAACCGTGGTGGCGTAGGCTTCTCTGGCCTCCAGCACTACTCACTGCCCCACAAGAACGCCAACACTGTCTGGGGCTTTGGCAACAAGACGACCGCTGACAAGAAGGTCAGGCAGAACGACCCTGAGAAGACAATCTGGACGACTTTCGTCGGCGCTCCTGACCAGCACAAGAGCAACACCGTCGTGCTGAAGGATGCCATGAAAGAATTCCACGACGCGGTGAAGGCTGGCAAGGTCTCACCCGCGCAAATCAAGCTGATGAACGACCGCATCAGGCTGGCGAAGGAGGAGAAGACTGGCTCCTTGCTGTTCGACGACGCATACGACCTGACCGACCCTCAAGCACTGTCTGGGGCCAACACCTTCAGCCGCAGGTCTGCTGTGGGTGACGTCCTACTTGGCACTGGTGTCAAGGGGCCAATGCGCCGCAAGGCATTCAAGGAAGAGAACAAGGGCGAGACGTGGAAGGACGCGGGCCAGATGGACGCCATCCTCAAGCGCGAGACCGACCCTGACCTCGTGGACGCTGAGACCTTCGAGGTGGGCAACCGCCTGTTCGTGCTGGACAACGGCATCATTCACCGCCCTGACCTGAACGAGGCATTCCCTGTGCAGGTGACTGGCACAGACCTTGGCCTCAAGTACCAACTGACGCCCAAAGAGAAGGCCATGCGTGACTGGATGAAGCAGTACGAGGGACGTGTGGACAAGAAGGGACGCCCCGCGCCCGCAAGCTACATGGACTTGTCACGCAACAACCCATCGCAGTTCGTGGACGAGGACTTCCTGACGTTCCTCCAAAAGGAGGGCTACAAGAAAGGTGGCGCTGTGAACATCAAGCAATCAGACGCCCGCCTAAACGCCGCAATCGCTAACCGTATGGCGAAGGGTGGCAAGGTGGACATCAAGGCCGCTGACGCCCGTTTGGCGCAAGCTATGGCCCAACGCATGGCCCAAGGTGGTGAGGCTGGCCTCAAGAAGCTGGAGTTCATGGCTGAGGGTGGCCCAGCCTTCAAGACTTTGCAGTTCAAGGCAGAGGGTGGCTCGGCATTCAAGACCCTGCAATTCAAAGACGCCCAGCACTTCGACGGTGGTGGCATTGCCTCGCCTGAAGAGAGCAGTGGCTACTCAGCCCAGCCGTTTATGTCTGGCAAGCGTTGGAGCGACATCAAGAAGAACGCCGCCGAGATGTGGGACGAGACCAAGAAGACGCTGGGCAGTGACTACGACCGCCTGAAGTCCTCACCTCGCGCCCGTGCGCAACTTGCCAAGATAGCAGGGATGCAAATCGCTGGTGGTGCGCCTGACCTCGCCCACCTTGGTGTTGACCTCATCGTTGACCCACTCAAGTCGGTGACTGTGGATAAGCTGTTGACAAAGCCCGCATACCGCTCGGTGCTGGAAGGCCCGCCCAAGGCTGGCGAGAAGCAGGAGCGCGTGCCAATGTTTGGCAGTATTTCCGACGCCCTGAAGACCGAAGACGGCTTGCCCATCGGTGGGTCTGAACACCTCATCAAGCGTGCGCAAGACGCTGGCCTGATGAGTCAAGGCCGCTTCCACCCACTGACCGAAATCCCTGCCGCCATCGCTGGTGGTCTGGGCGTGTCCAAGCTGGGCAAGGTGGCAAGCAAAGGCTACCAAAAGAATATCGAGCCGCGTGTTGACCCCGCTGGTGCGTTGTCTCGCGCCATCACTGACGACAGCAACAGCCTGTTGCCTTCGTTCACAAAAAATCCCCTGTATGCGCCGCAGTCTGTTAAACTAACTGGTCTACAACCAGAGGTAAAGACCGCATCGACGGGGACACCACAAGGAGCAACGTATGCAACAAAACAAGAAGGCCCATTCTATCGAGTCAGCCCCACGACGCTCGACGTCAGTGGAGCAAAGAGTCGCGGACTTCGAGAAGCGGATGAACTACAAGGCCAAGCCCCTGTCGGAGGAACAGCAGGAGAAGCTGGACGCGAAGTTCCGAGCCGCATCTCGGATGAAGAAGTGGCAAGACTGATTGCTGACCCCGCGTCAAATCAGCCCCTCCAAATCGCACAACGCTTCACCAAGGAAACGCAAGGCACTGACTTTGTAGTCCCTGAGATTCCAGAGAGTTCACTCGCCAAGCAATCCGCCATCGGTCGCGCCCATCAACTTGCTGTTGAGGGTTCGCCTGAGTACAAGAGCGCGGTGTTCGATGCCTACGCCAAACAAATGCCTGACCTGCTTGAGCAGGTGGGCGCGAAGAACTACGACGACCTGATGGAGAAGGCGTACCGCCAACTTGCCAAGGAAACCGACGAGCAATTCAAGCAACTCCCCTACAACTTCTCGTATCACCGCGCAGGCGAAGGCGACTACAAGAGTTCCAAGGAGATGATGGCTGACGTGCATGGCAACAAGCACCTGTACGTCTTCCAAGGTGGCGACCCCCACGACTTCCTCAATCGCCTCGACAAAGCCTCTGGCCTGAACGAGAACGAGAAGTTCCGCGCCGTCCACGACCTGCTGGGCCATGCCATCTACGGCAACCAGTTTGGCCCCAAGGGCGAAGAGATAGCGTGGGCCATCCACCAGCAGATGTACAGCCCGCTGGCCCGTCTGGCTATGACTGCCGAGACCCGTGGGCAGAACTCGCTCGTGAACTACAGCCCGCTCAACGTGAGCCTGAAGTCCAACATCGCCAAGCTGGAAGACCTTGAGGTCGAAGCCCTGCGCCGCAAGGACACCGCACTGGTCAACGAGATTCGCGCCGCCAAGCGGCAAGAGTTTGCCAACAACTTCCAGTTCGCGCCCCAGAAGGCCGTCCTGCTCCCGCCTGAGTTCGTAGACCCTAAGTTCGCTGGCGGTATGCCTGACTACCTAAGCGCCGCAAACCGACCCGCCAAGGGAACCGAAAGCCAATCGGTTTTGACGCACTTCAGCAACGACCCCAACTTGCAGATGCTTGACCCAACGAGATACGGCACTGGCATCAAGGGCGCGGAGGCCGAGCGCCTGCGTGAGTACGCTGGTGGCGTGAAAGACCGCTCCTACGTCTATCTGGGCGAACCCGGCACTGTTACCCCTGAGTCTGGCCTTGGCGTCAACCGCTACCGTGGCGAGTCCCAGAATCTGTACGACATCACCAAAGACCCGCTGGGCTTCCGCCCACTGGCCCGTGAGTCCAACCGCACACCGTTCACGGCAAAATACAACGCAGGCATCACACACCCATTGCAGGAGGCCAACGACTACGAGCGTCTGGTCAAGGAGTACGGCTACGAGGGCATGATTAACCCGAACGCCAGCAAACCGATGGGCATCATGTTCAAACCAACCCCAGTACAGCCCCGCAAACGTGGTGGGTTGACACAACTTAAGGCGAGATAAGCATGGCAACAGAATTCCCAATTAACCCAGAAGACGACCGCTACATTGAGGGTATCCGCATGACTGACGAGGGTGGTGCGGAGGTGGATATGCTCCCCGGGGAGGAACCCGATGTTGAGGAGTTGCCTGACGGCTCTGCCATCGTCAAACTGGAGGACTTCAAAGGCCCAGCCGAGGACGAAGACTTCTACGCCAATTTGGCTGAAGAGGTGGTCAGTATTAGCGAACTGGAGGCGATGGCAACCCGCTACCTTGACCTGATTGAGAACGACCGCCAAGCACGCAAGAAGCGCGACAAGCAGTACGAAGAGGGTCTGCGCCGCACTGGCATGGGTGATGACGCCCCCGGTGGTGCGCAGTTCATGGGCGCATCCAAAGTGGTTCACCCCATGATGGCTGAAGCCTGCGTGGACTTTGCCTCCCGCGCCATCAAAGAGATGTTCCCACCTGATGGCCCAGCCAAGACCAAAATTCTGGGCGACGTCACTGACGAGAAGACCGAAGTCGCAGAGCGCAAGCGCGACTACATGAACTGGCAGTTGACCGAGCAGATTGAAGAATTCAGGGATGAGCAGGAGCAAATGCTGACCCAGTTGCCGTTGGGTGGTTCACAGTTTATGAAGCTGTGGTACGACGACAAGAAGCGCCGACCTTGCGCTGAATTCGTTGCCATTGACAACATCCTGCTCCCCTTCGCCTCCGCCAACTTCTACACCTCGCAACGGGTGACCGAACAGCAGGACATCAGCGAGTGGGAGTTTGAGCAACGCATCAACCGTGGCCTGTACCGCGACGTCAAGTTCATCCGCACCACCACCGAGCCAGAGCAGACTGCCGCCGAGAAGGCCAACGCCAAGATTGAGGGCAAGCAGTTCCAAGACGGTGAAGACGGTTTGCGCCGCGTGTACCACATCTACACTTGGCTTGACCTCGACGACGACGAGCGCACCAAGGGTGACACCGCGCCCTACATCCTGATGATTGACGAACTCGACCGCAAGGTGCTGGGCTTGTACCGCAACTGGGAAGAGGGCGACGAAACCCTGACCAAGCTGGACTGGATTGTGGAGTTCAAATTCATCCCTTGGCGAGGCGCATACGCCATCGGGCTACCTCACCTCATTGGCGGCCTCTCCGCCGCCGCTACGGGGTCATTGCGTGCCTTGCTGGACACTGCGCACGTCAACAACTCCCTGACCATGCTGAAGTTGAAGGGCGCGAAGGTCTCAGGACAGTCCGACCAGATTGAAATTACGCAGGTGACCGAAATTGAGGGCGGCATCGGTGTGGACGACATTCGCAAGATTGCCATGCCTATGCCCTTCAACCCACCATCCCCAGTGCTGTACCAGTTGCTGGGCTGGCTGACGACCGAAGCCAAGGGCGTGGTGACCACCGCCGAAGAGAAGATTGCTGACGCCAGCGCCAATATGCCCGTGGGTACAACTCAGGCGCTGATTGAACAGGGCGCTGTGGTGTTCTCCTCCATCCACGCACGCTTGCACGACGCCCAGCGCCGTGTCTTGCACATCTTGGGCCGCATCAACCGCTGGCACTTGGACGAGCAACGCAAGGGCGACATCGTTGCCGAGTTGCCAATCAAGCGCGAGGACTTCCGCCGCAACAGCGACGTGGTTCCAGTGTCTGACCCCCACATCTTCAGCGAGACCCAGCGTGTCGCCCAGATGCAGTCGGTCATGCAGTTGTCTGCGCAGTTCCCAGCCATCTTTGACCAGCGTGCGGTGGTGAGCCGTATGCTCAAGCAACTGAAAATCCCGAACGTCAACGAACTGATGCCAAACACTGGCAAGCCAGCAGAGTTGAACGCGGCAGACGAGAACAGCGCAATGGCATTGGGACGCCCAGCATTCGCTTATCCGCGTCAAGACCACCTTGCGCACATCCAGACCCACCTCACGTTCGCTCTCGACCCGACGTTGGGTTCAAACCGCCTCATCGCGCCCAAGTTCATCCCGCAGGCACTGGAACACATCAAGCAACACATGATGCTCTGGTACACCCAGCAGATGCAGGGCTACGTTTTGGCGGCAGGGGGCGACAAGATGGGCAAGTACGAAGAGAGCAAGATTGCCAAGGAAATCGACCGCGCCATTGCTGTGGCCTCCGACCACGTCAGTTTGGACTCCGCACAGGTGTTCCAAGGCGTCATGCCAGCGCTGGAACAGTTGGGCCAACTCATGCAACAGTTCAAGCCACCAGCACCTCCAATGGAAGGCGAGGCTCAGGCTGTGTTGCAGGCGTCTATGGCAGAGACTCAGCGCCGTACCGCCGCAGACCAAGCCAAGCTGGCGCTCGATACCCAGAAGTTCCAAGCAAATCAGGCAGACAAGGCGCAGGACAGGGACGCCAAGATTGCCATGAACGCCGAAAACAACTTGACGCAAGAGCGCATCAAGACCGCAGAGTTGACCGTAGACGAGGTCAAACTGCGCAAGGAGCAGGAAGAAACTGCAATTCAACTCAACCAAGCAACACAACGCAACTTAGGAGAATGAAATGGACAAAGAAGTCAAAGAAATGCAATCTGAACAAGTCCGCCAGAAGGCCCGCATGGGTGCTGGCGCTTGGGTAACAGGCGAATCAATGAAAGAGCAATCAAAAGCGACCATGCCAGAGGCTAACAGCGACCACGGGAATTTCTCCCAACCCAAGGGCGTGGACAAGTCCAACGCATGAAGTTAATTTCCGACTTTATCGGCGCTGTAAAAGCGCGTCAGGCAGAGATTGCACAGGGTTTGGCGCATGGAAATGCGTCTGACTTCAATGCATACCAACGCCTAGTCGGAGAAAACCTCGGACTTGAACAGTCCCTTGAGATTCTTAACCACCTTTTGAAAGAAGATGAAGATGACCGATAGCACGGTAGCGGGTAATGCCGCTGATTTAGAGGAAGCATTTCCTCTTGTAGACCCCGGTGCGATTCCCCTTGGTGCGCGTGTACTCGTGCAGTTGCGCAAAGCCAAGAAACGAATGACTCAATCTGGGATTATTTTGCCTGAAGAGACTCGCGACACTGAACGGGCGCAAAACCCCGTCGCAAAAGTGATTGCATTTGGCCCGTTGGCGTTTAAAAAGCGCGACACGATGGAGCCTTGGGTCGAAGGTATCTGGTGCGACGTGGGAGATTTCCTGCGAGTACCAAAATGGACTGGTGACCGCTGGATGGTTCCACACGGTGAAGACGACAGTGTCGAATTCATGGTGCTGAATGACCACGAGGTGATTGCCAAGATTACAGGTAATCCACTTGAAGTGAGGGCATTCGTATGAGTACAGACAATCAAGCTGTAGAACAAGAAGTTATCGTCATTCAGGAAGAAAAAGACGGCTCGGCAACCATCGAATTGCCAAATAGCATCCCCTCTCCTGAAGCCCAGCACGATGACGACTCCGATGAGGCCGATGAACGCGCCCGCCAGAAGGAAATGGTGGTCGGTGGGGCTGTAGATGAGGACGCAGAGGCTCTTCGTGAGCAGAAGCGCCTCAAGCGCCAGCGTCGCAAGGAGTATCACAAGCAGGTTTCGACCGAAAAAGACGTCAAATTGACCCTTTTGGAGCGTCAGAACCAGCAATTGCTCGAACGCCTCTCTGTTTTGGAGCGCAAGTCCCACGGAAGTGACCTTGCACGCCTTGACAAGGCCATCGAAGACCAAGACAACCGCATTTTGTTCGCAAAACAGAAAATTGCTGAGGCCACACGCAATGGCAACGGCGAATTGCTGACTTCTGCGCAGGAAATGTGGTTTGAAGCACGCCGACAGGCAGAGGCTTTGGCAAACCTGAAGAAACGCGCTGTTGCACCACAGAATCAGCGCACGATTCAGGCTCCAGACCCTCAACTCCAACGCCATGCCAGCAACTGGATGGCAAACAACCCGTGGTACGACCCCAATGGCAAAGACCCTGACTCACGTCGCGCTCTGAACGAGGACGCAATCCTTGCAGAAGAGGGCTACGACCCCAAAACTTCCGAGTATTGGGAAGAACTTGACAGGCGCTTGCAAAGAGTAGTACCTCACCGTTATACTGAAGATGCAGACGAGAAGCCACGCTCTAGACCGCGAAGTGCAGTGACGAGTTCAGGCCGCGAATTTGCATCGAATAATGGCAGAGGTAATTCATTTACCTTGTCACCAGAACAGGTGAGGGCTATGAAAGATGCAGGTATGTGGGATGACGCTGAGAAACGAGCGAAGATGATTCGACGCTACGCCTTAGAAGCACGCAACAATAACGGTTAAGGAGTAATAAAATGGATTCACGTTTAAAGAAAAATTTATCTGCTGGAGACCGCGAAAATCGCGGCAGTCGCGACACGATTCGCGAGGCTCCAGAAGACAAAATGGTCTCGTCAGATGAGCGTCGCAAGATGTGGAAAGACGAATGGACACAAAGTGCATTGCCCGCTGTTCCTGATATGAAGGGATGGCACGTTTGCTGGTTATCGACAACTAACAGTTACGACAGCATAGATAAACGGATTCGACTAGGGTACGTTCCCGTGAAAGCGGATGAGATACCAGAGATGCGAAATAACCGTGTAAAAGCTGGAGAGCATGAAGGTTATATCTCGTGCAATGAGATGCTTCTGTACAAAATCCCAATGGATATGTACCAAGAGGTGATGGCTCATTTCCACCATGATGCACCGCTTGAAGAGGCGAACAAAATCAAACTTCAAGCAGAGCAAAATGTGGGGCGCGATAGTCGGGGCAGAAGCCTCGGTCAGATTGAAGGCGAAGGGCTTAATGACATTGACAAACCAATTCCTGCTCCGCATTTTGCTGGGTAGGTTGTTTAACGATACAAAGGAGTAAGACTATGTCTTCAACCAATGCACCGTTCGGTATGCGTCCTTCTTTCCACCCTTCGGGTCTGGACAGAGCAGTCGCGCTTGCTGACGGTATCGCTTCTGGCTACGCCTCTAACATCCTCAAAGGCCAGCCTGTGAAACTCGACACCTCTGGTGTCATCCAAGCCGCCGCCGCTGGTGATGCATTCCTCGGAGCCTTTGCTGGCTTTGAATGGACTGACACTACTGGTCGTCGTCGCGTGAGCAACTATTTCCCTGCGAATACTGCTTACACAACTGGCTCTGCCATTGCTTACTACTACCAAGACCCCGCAATCGTTTATGACATTCAAGCCGATGGCTCGTTGGCACAAACGACTCTGGGCGCTCAGTCGGACTTTAGCAATATTACGGCAGGCTCCTCCACCACTGGTCTTTCACAATGCACTATCAGCGCCTCGGTTGTTTCCGCTGGTTCTTCTGCACAGTTGAAGATTATTGGTTTGACCCCCGGCGTGGACAACGCTTGGGGAGATGCATACACAGTTGTGCAAGTACAAGTTAACGAGTCGCAGTTCAATGCGTCCGTAAACGCCATCTAAAGGAGACTAGAAAATGGCCGCTCCAATGCGCAGTACGGACTTCCGTTCCATCGTTGAGCCAATCCTCAACGAATGTTTTGACGGTGTCTATGACCAACGTACCGATGAATGGTCACGAGTTTTCCGTGAGCAAGAAGGTATCCCTCGTAACTACCACGAAGAACCCGTCCTATACGGTTTCGGTGCGGCTCCACAGTTGCCTGACGGCACTCCTGTGTCGTACCAACAAGGTGGTGTTCTGTTCTTGCAACGCTATGTGTACAACGTGTTTGGCTTGGCCTTCGCGTTGACCAAAGTGTTGGTCGAGGACGGTGACCACATCCGTATCGGTCAGGTTTACGCTCGTCACTTGGCTCAGTCTTTGATTGAGACCAAAGAGACTTTGGCGGCAAACGTGTTGAACCGCGCTTTCAACAGCGCGTACCCCGGTGGTGATGGCGTTCAATTGAACTCCGCAAGCCACCCAATCGTTAACGGCACAGCTTCTAACTTGCTGACTACCGCCGCGAACTTGAGCCAGACATCTCTCGAACAGATGCTGATTCAAATCCGCCAAGCAGTGGACAACAACGGTAAGAAGATTCGTTTGGTTCCACGTCAACTGGTGGTTGCACCGGGCAACGTGTTCCAAGCTGAAGTGCTGTTGAAGTCTGTTCTTCGTTCAGGCACAGGCAACAACGACGTCAACCCAATCAAGTCTATTGGCTTGCTTGACGAAGGCGCGGCTGTTCTGTCTCGTTTGACTTCATCTACCGCATGGTGGGTGCAGACTGACGCTCCAGAAGGCATGAAGTTGTTGATGCGTCGTAAGTTGGAAAAGACAATGGAAGGCGACTTTGAAACTGACTCTATGCGCTACAAGGCGACAGAGCGTTACCAAGTTGGCTTTACCGACTGGCGTGCCATGTACGGTACTCCCGGCGTCTAAACCAATTGAGGGGGGCTTCGGCTCCCCTCGCTACAGGAGAAATCTATGGCTACAAACAACGCAGTAACGAACATTGCTGGTGTGTTGTCGGCTATCACCACGACTATTGCTTTCAGCAATACGTCTGCGGTGAGCATCGGCACTCTGCCTGCAAATGCGCAAATCATCGACATCAACATCGACACGACTACCGCATTCAACGCTGGGACTACCAACACCGTTACGGTGGGTAAGACTGGCTCTGCCGCCGCCTTCGTCACCGCAACTGACGTAGGCACAGCAGGACGCGAGAGCGTCGCAACCACAGGCGTGTACAGCGCTTGGGCCACTGTAGGTACGAGCGACATTGACGCAACTGTCACTTTTGCTCAGACTGGTACAGCGGCTACGGCTGGTGCGGCTCGTGTGACTATTGTCTACAAAACTTTCGCTTAAAGGGGAAAGACAATGGGACAATTTAAACCAATGGTCAAGATGATGACCACGGAGCCAACCGTTGAGTTAAAACTCAAAAAAGGCGGTCATGTCAACATGAAAAAAGGTGGCAAGGCTGAGAGCGGTCACAAGAAAATGGCTATGGGCGGAGGCGCTATGGACGCTCTCGCTGGTACGCCTGCTCTGATTGGTCGTCCCGCAGTCAACGCGCCTGTTCGCGCCCCCGGCAAACCCTCGATGGCCTCACGTCGCAAGGCGATGATGGCTAAGAAGCCTGCCGCTCCTATGGCTATGCCTGCAATGAAAAAAGGCGGCAAGGCTGAAGAAGGCGAGTCCAAGGGTATGCACAAGGCTGAGATGTCGAAGATGAAGGGTCTTGAAAAAGAACTGAAGTCTCACGAGTCCAAGCCTGCCAGCAAGGGCCATAAAGGTCTGAAGACTGGTGGCGTTGCTCTGGGCAACGCTGGTGGCTACAAGAAGGGCGGAGACGTCAAGAAGTACGCCAAGGGTGGTGTTGCTGGTAACGGCATCATCAACACCGAAGGTCAAGGCGGCAAGTATCGCAATACCGATATGCACACGGCTGAATACACTGGCAAAACCAGTGGCAAAACAGGCGACGTGAAGATGGGTAACGGCGGTGGCTACAAGACTGGTGGTGTCGCGCTCGGTAACGCTGGAGGCTTTAAAGCTGGGGGTAAAACCTCAAAAAAAGCCTACGCGGCGGGGGGTACTGTTGACACAGGTCGTCCCGTCGCGATGCCCCAAGGCCGTAAAAAGCCGTCTGCACCTGTCTCCATCAGCGAGTTGTCTGGCACTTTCAAAAAAGGTGGCAAGGTAACTCCCGCTGAAGGTCGCTTGATGAAGAACTTTGCGGCTGAGAACAAGACTGCGATGAAGCAGGCAAAGGCTCAGTCCAATGAGGTCTACAGCAAGTACGGCAAGATGAAGATGGCTGGTGGTGGTGCAACCTCTGACAAAGAGATGGATATGTCGAAAGGCGCGTATGACGCTCACTATGCCCGTGAAAAGGCAGAGAACGAGGCAGACCGCAAGATGGTGACAGATGCCCTGATGTTCTTGCCACGCCAAGCTAAGAAGGCTTTCAACAGCCTTACTGGTCAAGGCGCGGTAACGACTACAGAGCGCGAGGTCAGCAAGACTGTTTCTCCTCCTCCTGCAAAAAAGCGGAGCGGCGGTAGGGCTTGTTAAAAATTGGTAGGGGCTTCGGCCCCTACTTCTAATTGGGGATAGGACATGAAGGTACAAACCGTATCAAAAACGGGCGCTGGCTCCACAAATGCTGTGGTGATAAACACAAACGTGACGCCTGTAAATATTGGCTTTGCGGTAGTTGTGACTGGCACTGTCAACTACTCTGTGCAGTACAGCTACGATGACCCGTCGGCTGGTTTTACAACTTGGTTCGACGATGCAACCATCACCAGCAAAACTGGCAACGAAGATGGTTCAATCAATTTTCCAATCACTGGCTTGAAGGTTCTGGTTAACTCTGGTGCTGGCTCAGTGACAATGAATGTTGTTCAAGCTGGTATTGCGTAATGACAACAGTTATTTCGTCAATCACGCGACAAGGCACTTTTGAGCCTTTTGGCCTTCAAGTTGCACGCAATCAAATTCAGGGTCACTCTGATGTCATTGTCTTTGGCTACAACCCAGACCTTGACACCACAGAGGAATCCATTTGGCCCAATGGCGGAACAGTTCCCCATCCAACAACGGCCTCAGTTTTAAAAATCAGTTCGACCAGTGCAAGCGACACTGCCGCAGGAACTGGCGCTCGAACCGTGTTCATCTCTGGCGTGGATGGCAGTTTTAACACTGTCAGTGAGACCGTTATTTTGAACGGTCAGACTGAAGTCAACACAGTTAATTTGTATCTTTACGTCAACGAGTTTTACACCGTAACGGTAGGCTCTGGTGGCGCAAACGCTGGGGACATCAACGCAGGCACAGGAACCGTCACTACTGGCGTTCCTGCGGTGCTGTATGACATGATTGCCACTGGCTTTAACCAGCGCACCACGGCGCACTATTGCGTGCCTGCTGGGTTCACTGGGTACGTCATTAAGGGCGTAATCACTTCTGGTCAAGCCACAGGCTCTACCGCTGTGACTTCGTTTTTAAAGCAACATGGCGCAGACAACATTTTGCGTGTTGGCGCAGTGTCTGCCATCAACAATGGCTCAGTTGCGTATGACTTTGACCCGCCTTACGTTGTGCCTGAAAAGAATTGCATCGGCGCGTCTGCAATCGGTGCGTCAAACAACAACATCGTGAGTGCGTTCTTCAACATTATTTTGATTAAAACTGGGCCTTGATATGCCAAGCAAACCAAATGGCTTGTATGCCAACATCAACGCAAAGAAAAAACGGATAGCCGAGGGTTCTGGCGAAAAGATGCGCAAAGTTGGTAGCAAAGGTGCGCCAACAAAGCAAGATTTCGTTGAGTCAGCAAAGACTGCCAAGATGAAAGATGGCGGCTCGTCTAAGAAAACTTGTTGGTAAGCCATGCCAAGCAAATCATCTTCCCAGCACAAATTGATGGAAGCGGTTGCGCACAACCCTTCTT